TCAACATCAATAACAGATGTTCCAGATTTTTCAATATCATGACCTCTTACATATGCTTTTCCGGGAGATACCTTTACACACATTAAGGATTCTTCAGGAGTATTTCTCTGATCAGTCTTTTCACCTTCTAAAAATACACCTTCATTTGATACACCATCATTTAAACACTCTGCAACATCAACTTTAAAGTTACCTACAGAATAATTTCCAGATTCTTCGTAGGTTCTCTTTGCAAAGTAGTCTTTAATTAATGCATAATCTGGTTTTTGCTCATTTTTCTTGAGTTGACCATTATCAAGACGAACTAATTCAACAAAATTCTTATCATTATAGTCTGTTAATGGTTTTTTTGTTAAAGTAGTTCTTATTTTTAATCGATCTGCACCGGGTGCTGCAAAGTTAGAAAATCCTCTTGCATTATCAAATAATGAAGAATCATCCTTTGCTTGAATTATTTCTTCTTGAATAAAAAGACCAACTCTATAATTTGGTACATTAGAATATGGATCAAGTACAATTTTATCAGCAGATACATTTACAAAATGACCGCGAATAAAGAATACACCATCAGCGATTGAAACTGCACATCCTACCTTTGATGCGTCCTGATCAATAAGAGATGCAACTGTTTCTCCAGCAGTTATCTGAGTATTTCCGTATATAAATGTTTCTTCTATGATTAAATTCTCACCATCTGCCATGAAAGCAACTTCATTAGTATCTCCAGAATCAAGATACTTGACAAATAATGTTAAATCAGTGACTTCGGTAGAATTTTCAGGAAGTGCATAGTTATCAACTTTAATTCTAATACCAGTATCTTGACCTTTTAATATTTTTCCTTTTAAACTTTCAGCATATAATGATACAGGGACACCTAAATGATCACTTTGTAATTTAATTGAATAATATTCATAATCATAACTTGTATTTCCGGGGATAACCATTGATCCCTCTTTGAACATATGACTACCAAATGATTCAACTTGATCTTGTAATATTGATTGTAAAGTCGTTAATTCTCGAGCCTGTACAGGTCTACCCGGATTGAATAGCACTCTATAGAACTGATTATCCTTGGAAAAATCGTCGTAATATGGACTTATATTTAAATTCGTTTTTTGTGGCATTTTTTAAAATTCCAGAATAATTTTAATGTCTTCCTTTTGTCTCAAGTTTCTTGAGATTTTTGCTCGATTGTCAATGTATAATAAATCACCTGACCCTTTATTTATCTCAGGAGAAGCAAGACCACTTGTAAATGAAACACCCAAAGCAACGTTGTTGTTACTCACATCAGTTGTGATACCAGAACTAAATGTTGTTTCTACAGATCCACTTCCTCCGGGAAATGAAACTTGACTTGTAGTTGATACAAAATCAAACTGCTGTGATCCATTTGTTACGTTTGCATAATCAGTTTGATCATTTTTATTACCAAAATATAATGATCTATCTTGAATGTATTTAATCACATTCACATCACTATCATATGAACTAATATATCCAAATGCAGTTGTTCCCGTAGAAACAGTTTGCTGCAATATACCACCAACTGCTGGTGTTCCTGATATTGTTGAAAACTTAATTGATTTTAAAGCAGAAAATGTACTTCCTGTGTAAATGGAAGTTGTTCCAAAAGATGTTGGATTTTTTACTAATGAAACTTGTGCAAATTGTGCATCAATTGGAAAATCTTTTGTAGCATCATCAAATCTTGCATAAACAAGAACACGATCTGCTCCCAATTCTTTATATAAATCAAATCCATGTCCCTTTGATGGAGGAATAATTGGAATTAATTTTGCAGGTGTGCTACCTGAAACTGCTCCACTATTAATTGTACCTAAATCAACAACACCGTAAGTATATCCTTTACCACCATTTGAAACTGTACATTTTGTTATTTTAGTTCCAGAAACTTCAACCACTACCTTTCCACCAGTTCCGTCACCTAAAATATTAAATTCTCCACCAGTTGTGGTATAGTTATTTCCTTGATCAGCAATATAAACTGTTTTAATCTGATTATTATTAATATCAGAATCACCATTTTCACGAACTGCCTGAATCTGTGCGTCAGTGCTTGTGTTCCAATTATTAGGTAATGCTATAAAATCAGTAGAATCAAATTTGATTATATCACTTGGATTAACTGTGAATAAGTATTTCCAAACATATCCATCTTGACTTTCTCCTGCCTTTGATGGTTCTAAGTCAGTGAAAGTTGGTTCGTCTTCAGATGCGTTTCCTGTAGTATTAATTCCTGATGATCCATTCTCAATACAAATATAAACATTGAAATTACTATTCATTACATAGTAGTTTGCAGCATATAAACGTGTTGCTCCTGTATTTGGAGCACTATTTGTAGTGCTGTAATCTTGACGGTACATATCGTACTTAACACCTTTAGTCCAATCAATTCGACGAACTAATCTTCTTACGTTTGCTTCTGTAACTCTCTTACCAAATTGAGTTGTATCACCAATATGTCCAATATCTGAAAAACTATCAACTGGATTAGGTGTCGCAGTATCCCAATTAGTTGCTCTTCCAAAACCAACAGAGGCCGGAGCAGGATTAGGTAAACCTAGTGAGATAAAGTAAGAATTAGTAGACGAAGAAACCCCTGCGACAAAATTACTTGCATTTAATATTCTAAACTGATCTGTAACAATTGCTGGCATTATTATATTGTTTTTTCTATATTTATACAGGAAACCGTCATGGTGTGTGAGACCTCTTAATTCCACCACCATCACGGATACCAAAACCCCTTCTTTGAATGGTTGGGAATGTTGAAATACCCAATCCTTCACCAGCAATGACTGTATTTCCAGTGACTCCAATAGCAACTGGATTGTTTCTTACAAAATTACCAGATGCTGGTGTTAGAACTCCAAAGGAGAACTTACCTTTTTCTATCTCCTTCACAACAATTTGACCATACATTGCGTTTGGATGTGATGCACACTGATAGAAGAATGAAGTACTACCTGTTCCAATTTGTGCAGTATTGAATACAAGAGTAGAACCATTTGCTCCAGAACCTGTAATACCTGTTGTATAGTTTGATCCACCCAATGTTCGTTTGATTGTAAATGTATGTCCACCGGTGCCATTTGCGATACTCAAAATATCACCCTTTTCAACATAAATTGTAGGATTATGAGCACCTGATAAAGTTGGTTGTGTACTAAATTCACCTCTATGCTTACCACTACCAATGTATGATGTATTTCCAGATCCAACACTACCAAATGTTACAGTGAATGGTAAATTAGTTTTTGCGAGATCAATACCATTAGTATTAATACCTGAGTGCACGTTAACTTCAATCTCTGCAGCATTTGAATGTCTAGTAATATTTTTAATCATGTAAACATTATCTACAAATGTTCTACCTATCGCAACAACATTACCATCAATACCACTTTCATTCAAACTTGTGACTCCATGACCAACTGAAGTATCAGAGATGTAAATTGGCATAGTTGCTTTTAGGTTTGTGAAAGCACCAGTTCTTGATAGACCAAACTTAAGTCCCATAGTCGATCCAATCATAACTGTAGATATACCAGTTACAATTCCTGAGAATCCTGCAAAGTCTGCACTTGAAGTATCAATCGACTCAATTAATTCAGTTACTGGTTTCTGAGCAAAAGCAATAACTTTTGGAGTGATTGAAGTTGAATATCCAATACCACCACTATTAATAGTAACTGATGTGATTGTTCCATTTGTAATATTTGCGGTTGCTACAGCAGTTGATCCAATACCAGTTGCAATTGGTGATACCTTCATTGGAACTGGTGGTTGTGAAATATGAACAGAGGTTGAGTTACCAACATATCCACTTCCTCCATCTGCAACTGCTATTGCTGAAATAGTTCCTGCAGTTGACACGGTTGCTGTAAATGATGCTGATACTGGATTATTGTCATTTATAATTAAGGCATTAAAGTTTATGTCATTAACTGCAGAATCTTCATTTGCTTCATATTGGAAGAAGTTTGCATCATCAACATATATTTTACTTGTTGATCCTGCACCAATATCACCAATAATTCTTGCTGTTGGATATATTAATGG